GACAGCGAAAATGTACATGGGGGTGCGATGTGGGCAAGAATGCCAATTACAGCACTAGTAGCAGACGAACCCCACGAGCAGTTTCCGACTAGAATGGAAACACATTTAGCACAGCCGTGGGATTGTAGTTCTCATCATCACTCGGTTGTTGTTTTAGACAGGGTTAGCTCTAGTCCGTGGATATGTAAAATAGACGGAGAGTTTTATCAAGGTAAATATTTATTTACTGTAGACTATACCGAAAGTCATATTTCAGATGACGCAGCACAGCACAAACAAAGTCATGTGTTGCGTTTAACAGACGCAGGAGAATGGACAGGCAACATTGTTGCACTTCCAAATAACAGAGTCAGAGCAACGAGTCCTGCTCTGTGGCAAACAGGTGAGGGTGCACCTGACTTTAAGCCAAGTCAGTATCTACATTCAGCAGAGATACATGACAGTTATCTTAGCCCAGAGATAACATTTAACAATCTGTACGCAGAAAACGAAGGAGAATAAAATGCCAAGACACAGTAAAACAAAAGGTGGTATGAAAATGAAAAGAGGTGGCATGTCAACAAAGGGTGGCATGAAAATGAAGTATGGGGGTATGTCCACTAAAGGTGGCATGAAAATGAAATACGGAGGTATGTCTACCAAAGGTGGAAAGAAAATGAAAGCTGGTGGTATGCCAATGTCAAAAGACCCTAAGACAGGAAAGATGATACCTACATTTGCTATGGACGGAAAAGGTAAAATGGCAAAGGGTGGCATGTCTACTAAAGGAGGCATGAAAATGAAAGATGGTGGAGTGTCCACTAAAGGTGGTACTAAAATGACACTAGCTGCAATCAAAAAAGCTGCTGCTGATAAAGGCTATAAACTAGTTAAAATAAAGTAATGGCACTTAAAAAATCACAACAGTCATTAAAAGACTGGACAAAACAAAAGTGGAGAACCAAAAGTGGCAAACCTTCAACACAAGGTCCAAAAGCTACAGGAGAACGATACTTGCCTTCAAAGGCTATTGCTGCTCTTAGTGATAGTGAGTATGCTCGTACAACTAGGGCAAAACGAAAAGGGAAGGCAAGTGGTAAACAATTTGTTAAGCAACCCAAAAGTGTTGCCAAAAAAACTAGTAGGTTTAGATAATGACATCACAAAAACTTGACTCTTGGAGAATTATACCCAGACTTTTAATATTAGCGTACATGATTGTGTTTTACCAAACCTGTAATTGGTTTATGAGTTTATCTGACCCCAACAACGCACAAGCAGGTTTTGTGTCTGTTGTTGTGGGTGCAGGTGCTGCTTGGTTTGGTTTATATGTAAATGGTAGTAAAGTTTCAAAAGCAGATGAAAATAAAAAAGCAACAGGTTGTGGTAATCCTGATTGTATGTGTGGAGGAGCATGAGTATACTCGGTAGTCTAATAGGTCCAGCAACAGAAATATTAGATAAAGTAATTGTAGACAAAGACCAAAAAGCAAAGATGGCACACGAGTTAGCTACGATGGCTGATAAACATGCTCAACAAGCTTTATTGGCACAATTAGAAATTAATAAAGCTGAAGCTCAATCAGGTAGTTTTTTTAAATCGTCGTGGAGACCAGCAATCGGTTGGACCTGTGCGTTGGCTTTTTTTTACCACTACATACTAGAACCTTTGATTACGTTCATTGCTGCGATTAGTGGTGCAGAAATACCACAGTTACCTGAGTTTGACATGTCTACACTTTTACCTGTATTAGGAGGCATGTTGGGTATTGGAACATTACGTACCTATGAAAAACAAAAAGGACTTACAAAATGAAACAAAAGAAAAAAATGATGCTTGGGGGAAGTGTATATGGAGCACCTATGCCTGACAGAAAAACAAATAGCGTAACAGGAATGACAATAATGAATAAAGGTGGGAAAGTTACAAAGAAGTACGGAACAACAGAAAACAAAAAAAAGCAAGGACAGGCTGAAGGACAAAGCTAGTGTCTAGCTGTCCTGTTTGCAAAGAACCAATAAAAATATTTGACGTATATACATATAAAACAAAAAAGTTTAGAAAAGTAAAGAGTGTTTGTCTACCCTGCAAAGAAAAAGAAGACAGACGTAGATTTGAAAAAGTAAATAAAGAGGTAACAAAACATGAAGTTCAAACTATCAAAGAAAAGCCTAGCAAAGCTAAAAGGAGTAAATAACGATTTAGTTAAAGTTGTTAAATGTGCGATTGATTTAACACGTGTAGACTTTGGAGTTATCTGTGGATTAAGAACAGCCGAAGAACAGAGAGCTTTAGTCGAGAAGGGTGCTTCTCAAACGATGAAGTCCAAACATATTGACGGACTTGCAGTTGACTTAATGGCATATGTAGGAGGGAGGGCTTCATGGGAACTGAGTGTCTACGACAACATAGCAGACGCTATGAAGGAAGCTGCAAAGCTTGAGGACGTAAAAATACGTTGGGGTGCAGCTTGGCATATAAATGACATTGCTAGTACTAATTTGAGTATGGAAGAAGCAATGAATGAGTACATTGATTTAAGAAGAGGTCAAGGCAGAAGACCTTTTATTGACGGACCACATTTTGAATTGAGTGGTATATAATATGTGGGTAGCAATGGTAATTACTTGCACTACGATGTTTGCAGACTCTTGTGTAATTATTTCAAATAGTGACGTTAAACCAAACACAAGAGAGCAGTGTTATCATGTAGCTGCAAACGCAGCAAAGATGTTAGATATTTTACCTGCTTTTCAATATACTCAACCTATGTGTCAAAGATTTAATATAGGAGAACAAACATAATGGCTAGACAATTAACAGAAAAACAACAAAAGTTTATGCAGGTCTTATTTGACGGAGCTGCAGGAGACGTTGTGATGGCAAAAAAACTAGCAGGTTACGCAGAGGGAAGTTCTACAACAGAAATAGTAAATGGTTTAAAAGAGGAAATAATGGAAGCAACACAGTCTTATATGGCTCGTAATGCTCCAAAAGCTGCAGTTGCGTTAGCAGGTGGACTGTTAGACCCAACAGAACTTGGGATTAGAGACAAGATGTCAGCAGCAAAAGAACTATTAGACCGAACAGGTTTGATTAAAACAGAAAAGGTGCAGGTTGAAACTTCAGGTGGAGTAATGCTTATGCCACCGAAGGCAAAAGAAAATGACGAGTAGAAGTTTAGGAGGTTGGGAACTACCACAACCAGTAGATATAAAAGAAGATAAAGAATGGATACCCATACCTCGAATAGCAAGGCAAATACCTTTTGGTTATGTAGTTGACGAAAAAGACCCTGAACTATTACAGCCTGTTATAAATGAGCTTGATAAACTCGAAATGGCAAAAGACTATGTTAAGCAGTACTCATTTCGTGAAGTAGCAAACTGGCTGACAACACAAACAGGACGATACATTTCTCACGTAGGTTTAAGGAAACGAATACAGAATGAAAAAAGACGTAAGAACCAAGCTAGAAGCATTCGCAAGTGGGCAGAGTATGCAGAAAAGGCTATCGCCAAAGCGAAGAAAATCGAAGCCGAAAGAACAGGTGCAACCCAAGAAAACAAAACAGTCCATTAGTATTAGTACTCAATCCCCTGTTGAAGAAACTTACAATGTTGTTTTCAAACCTAATGAAGGTCCTCAGACAGACTTTCTAGCTGCAAGTGAAAGAGAAGTTTTATATGGAGGTAGTGCAGGTGGTGGAAAATCTTATGCTATGCTTTCAGACCCACTTAGATATATGGGTCACCCTCATTTTAGTGGGTTGCTTTTACGTCACACTACGGAGGAGTTACGTGAACTTATATTCAAATCTCAAGAACTATACCCAAAAATCTGGAAAGGAATAAAGTGGTCTGAAAGAAAAATGCAATGGGTAGCTCCGTCAGGTGCAAGACTGTGGCTATCCTATCTTGACAGAGACGACGACGTATTAAGATATCAAGGACTTGCATTTAGTTGGATAGGATTTGACGAACTTACACAATGGTCTACACCTTTTGCTTGGGATTACATGAGGTCACGTTTAAGAAGCACATCACCAGACTTACCAGTGTACATGAGAGCAACAACAAACCCCGGAGGCAGGGGTCATCACTGGGTAAAAAAAATGTTTATTGACCCTGCACCTGCAGGAGAATCATTTGAGGCAAAAGATATTGAAACAGGAGAAACATTACGATACCCTGCAGGTCATAAAAAAGCAGGTCAAGCTTTGTTCAAACGCAGGTTTATACCTGCTAGACTTACTGACAATCCATATCTCTCTGAACAAGGAGATTATGAAGCAATGCTTCTCTCCTTACCTGAACAACAAAGAAGACAACTACTTGATGGGGATTGGGATATCAAAGAAGGAGCAGCGTTTACGGAGTTTAATCGTGACGTACATGTTATTGAACCTTTTAATATACCTAATAATTGGGTTAAGTTTAGGGCATGTGACTATGGGTACGGAAGTAAGTCTGCAGTTGTTTGGATTGCTGTTAATCCTAGCGAGCAACTTGTGGTATACAGAGAACTTTACGTTTCAAAAGTACTTGCAACGGACTTAGCAGACATGATACTAGAAGCAGAAGCAGGAGACGGAAACATACGATACGGAGTACTAGACAGTAGTTTATGGCATAAACGTGGAGACACAGGACCTTCTCTAGCAGAACAGATGATTAGTAAAGGTTGTCGTTGGAGACAGTCTGATAGAAGTAAAGGGTCAAGAGTTGCAGGTAAAAATGAAATACATAGACGACTACAGGTGGACGAGTTCACGGAAGAACCTCGACTTGTTATATTTAATAATTGTACTAATCTTATATCTCAGTTACCTGCTATTCCGTTGGATAAAAAGAACCCTGAAGATATAGACACTAATTCAGAAGACCACTTGTATGACGCTCTACGATATGGTATTATGTCAAGACCACGATTTAGTATTTTTGACTATGACCCACACGCATCAAGACCGAATAGCATGCCAATCGCAGACCAAACATTTGGATATTAAAAATGAAAATGTATTTATTATTAATTAGTATATGGGGTTACAATGGAGAAGACTGGGTGTACACAGGCAATCAGTACATACTAAAAGAACTATTTACTTTAGAGCAGTGTAACAAAATTATTAATGAAGACAACTGGAATAAACACGAAAGCAATGAGTACTATAAAATACAATTAGACTGCGTAAACAAGGAAAATTAATAATGGCAGAAGAAAACGAAGTAATGATAGATGACGACGCTATATCGTTGGCAGACTCTGAAAAAGAAAATGAACAGGACTATGACGTAGAAAATATTGTGCCTTTTGTAATGGGTAGATATCATAAAGCAGAAGACTATAGATATAATGACGAGCAAAGATGGTTGAAAGCATATAAAAATTATAGAGGTCTATATAGTTCTGATATTCAATTTACAGAAGCTGAAAAGTCAAGAGTGTTTATAAAGGTAACAAAAACAAAAACACTTGCTGCTTACGGACAAATTGTTGACGTTTTATTTGCAGGTAATAAATTTCCTTTAACAGTAGAGCCAACAGAATTACCAGAGGGTGTTGTTGAAAATGTAAACTTTGACCCACAAAAACCTGAAGCGATAAAAAAAGATGAAAATGAAAGTCCGTATGGTTTTGCAGGTGACGGCATGGACTTTCCTGCTGGTGCTACACAAACTTCTTTAAACGATAAACTAGGTCCTTTATCTAAAAAATTAGAGGATATAGATGGACTAGAGCAGGGTGCAGGACAAACACCTACCTCAGTTACGTTTAGTCCTGCCATGATTGCAGCTAAAAAAATGCAAAAGAAAATACATGACCAATTACAAGAGTCAGGTGCAAACAAACATTTAAGAACTACGTCTTTTGAAATGGCACTGTTTGGAACAGGTGTAATGAAAGGACCTTTTGCTATAGATAAAGAATATCCAAATTGGAATGAGGAGGGTGATTACAATCCAGAGTTTAAAACAATACCACAGTTATCCAATGTATCTGTGTGGAACTTTTATCCTGACCCTGACGCAAGTAACATGGACGAAGCTACCTACGCTATTGAAAGACACAAGATGTCTCGTTCACAATTACGAGCACTTAAAAAACGTCCATACTTTAGAAGTCAAGTTATAGATGACTGTATCGCAATGGGTGAGGACTACAATAAAAAATATTGGGAAGACGATTTAGGAGACTATGCTGACTCACATTATATTGAAAGATTTGAAGTCTTTGAATATTGGGGTATGGTTGATACAGATTTGTTAAAAGACCAAAACATTGACATACCAGAAGAGTTACAAACATTTGACGAACTACAGGCAAACGTATGGGTTTGTAATAATAAATTACTTAGAATGGTATTAAATCCATTTAAGCCTATGAAGATACCTTATATGGCAGCACCTTATGAACTTAATCCTTATAGTTTTTTTGGTGTGGGTCTTGCAGAAAACATGGACGACACACAGACATTAATGAACGGATTTATGCGTATGGCAGTTGATAATGCCGTGTTGTCAGGAAATCTTTTAATAGAAGTAGACGAAACTAATTTAGTGCCCGGACAAGACCTAAGTGTATACCCCGGAAAAGTATTTAGAAGACAGGGAGGTGCACCCGGACAAGCTATATTTGGTACAAAGTTTCCAAATGTAAGTAATGAAAATTTACAACTATTTGATAAGGCAAGACAACTTGCAGATGAAAGTACAGGCTTTCCTTCTTTTGCACATGGGCAAACAGGTATTACAGGTGTTGGAAGAACAGCCAGTGGTATATCTATGTTAATGAACGCTGCAAGTGGTAACATAAAAACTGTAATTAAAAATATAGATGACTATTTACTAAGACCTTTAGGCGAGGGTTTCTTTCAATTTAATATGCAGTTTGACTTTGACCCAGAAATACAGGGTGACTTAGAAGTAAAAGCTAGAGGAACAGAAAGTTTAATGGCAAATGAAGTGCGTAGTCAAAGACTTATGCAGTTTTTAGGTATAGCGTCTAATCCAGCACTTGCACCTTTTGCTAAGTTTCAATATATAATTAGTGAAATTGCCAAGACAATGGACTTAGACCCAGATAAAGTAACAAATAATATGAACGAAGCAGCTATACAAGCTGAACTAATGAAAGCAATGAGACCTGACACAACACCCCAACAAGAACAACAACCACCTGCAGGAGCAGACCCAAATGACCCAACTGGTGCAGGAGGTGGCACAATCGGAACAGGAGTAGCACCAACTCCCGGTGAACAAGGATTTACAGGTAATGAACAACAAGCAGGAGCACCTCAAGAAGCTCAAGGCACTGGTGAGCAATCACCACCAGTGGGAAGAGTTCAGTAAGTACTTAGATTTTTTAATTACTGAACAACATAGAATAATGGAACAGACAGACAGTGTTACTATTTTAAATAGGTCACAAGGTTCTGTAAACACATTACGTACATTAAAAAAATTAAGAGACGAGGTAAATAGTATTGGCTGAAAATGAAACAGAAAAAGCATTTAGCTCTAATCCATTTAAAGGTAAAGAAACTGTTAAACGACTCAAAAATGTAGCACGTAATGTACCTATACTTGGTACAGCTTTTGATGTAGCAGACATTGCATCTTCAGTGGCTACAGGTAATTTAGGTAAGGCTGCTATAGACACAGGTTTAGCACTCG